CCCGTGAGGGGCGATCCGGTACGTAGCGATACGTATTATTTCCAGTCAACTTTTAAACCTTTTGAAAGGAGTTAACATGGATGACCCGATGGTTAGCAGATCTCTGATTCTGCTCTCCGCTATCAAGTCGATCATACGGGCTGTAGCCCTATCCCTGAAAGCTCCCCATAAAGGGAGGACCTCGACGTTCATTCTGCATGGTATGCAGCTTGTCGTCGAACGGTTCGAGGAAGGACTGGAGATCCGTATAAGGGTGCCGGAGTCTTTGACTCTGCGGCTTTATGCCGTTGCGAAGGAAGGAGATTATCTCCTCGCTAGCCTCCTTGAGAAAGATGGTGTATGATCCGCGAACGAAATCGATCCGACCTTACCCAAGTTACCCAAAAGGCGACTTGGTGGAATGTCGGACCGGGATACCCGCCTGAACCTAGCCCCGACCTCACTGTTCTTTATGATCAGGAAGGAACGAGCGAACATATGCGCGATACGTCCACTCCTTCGTTTGACGAGATTAGCTCCCGCGGCGGTATAGTCAACACAGACATGCTTAATGTCAAGTCTACTTGGCAGATGGGGAAGGGTTCATTCCTTTTCACAAAAGTATGGTCCCCGACTTTTACCCAGCACGGTCGTTTAAGCGACTATGGCTGGTTGAGTCGGCTCGAGCTATCCGAGGCGGCAGGTCATTCCCTTCCTGGGTTTGACTCGCTAGTGACGGAAGTCACCACCCGCGCGCTTTCCACGGTTACAAGGCCCGATTTTTCTGGCCTCGTTTCTATGGGTGAACTTGGTGAGACATTGCGGTATCTCCGTGACCCCTTGGGGGCTACTATGAGATTAGCTTCGTCTTTCCAAGATCGCGTGTCGCGGCTCTATCTGATTGAACAGAAACGAGCCAGATCTGGCCGACCTCTTGTTAAGAGTGGCCAAAAGGGACTCAACCGCGATGACGCCGCTATACTTAGAGATCTTCAAGGGTTATACCTTGAGTTTCGGTATGGCGTTCGTCCTCTCGTGCGTGAAGTTACCTCATTTCTCGAAAATCTACGGGAAAGAGAAATTCCCCGCCCAAAGAGGCAGACCTTTCGGTCTTCTCAAAAACAGTTCGATGACACCTCTTGGTCGTCTACCGGATCTGCTGTGGGTGGGGGAGTACTCTTCGACATCGACTATTATTACAAAAGGGACGCCTCTGTTTCAGTTGGCATGTTATATGAGTATGATACTCATATGACGCTTCCTGAGCGTTGGGGCCTTGAACTTGGCCAGATACCTTCCGCTGCTTGGCAGCTTGTATCTTGTTCCTTTATAGTCGACTGGTTTGCTAATGTCGGACAATTTGTGTCTGCCATTACACCTGCCGCCGGGATGCGCCGTATTAACGCGTGGACCGTGACTAAGACTGATGAATTACTAGTCAGATCGACTGGTAACTACTTCATTCCGTCATGGGATCCACACGGTACAAGCGGTAGTCGCGGTTCCGATAGCCTGCGCGTTAAGTCGTATATACGATCACGCGGCGTGGGTTTGCCTGGGATCGTGCTCAAGGCTAATGCCTCGGACACCTTTTCCGATCTTGCTAAGGTTTTAGACCTTATCACGATCACCCAGTCAAAGTTGGGGGGATCAATGGCTCGTGCTCAGGGTGTTGCAACAAGTGTTGCGCGCCGTACTGGTACCTCTCGCCCTCCCCACCAATGGTATGGTTGACGCTTTCGTCTTTAGAAAGCTCTAGGGTCTCCTTAGAGTAGATGCAGTTAGATCGCATCGCGAATCAGTTTTCTTCCACTGCTTAACAGGAAGGATGATAGTACCCTATCAACCATTATGGGTATACCCAATGACAATCACCGTTAACACGAAAGCTTACGTCGCAGACGTTGCCTCTTCTCCGAACTCCATCCCTTACAAGGGACCGGGAGCTACGCTGTCGAACCTGGATCAATTTGATCTTTATAGGACGACTCCGAAGCCGACGAAAGAGTTCTCGGGAATGGCGCGCAGTCGCGTAAAGCTTTCCCGCACCCTCACCCTCACAGGCGCCCTGACATCTAAAGGTCCTTTGACCATTGATGTTCAGATTAACGTGCCCGTGGGCGCGAGTGGTACGGACGTCGACGATGCTCTGGATGACATCGCTGCTGGGCTTGCCCAGACGTGGGCTCAGGAACTGGCGAAAAACTTGGATTTGACTGCCTAATCGGGCAGCATCCTCGTCTCGCAATGCAGTTCCGTTGGCCTATGGCCCTAATCGTAATTACGATTGGGATCGCAAATGTCCCCGGGGGGGTCAATTGTCCCCCCCCATCAGAGAAATCAGAGGTTCTTTATGCTCCCTTTGAAAAGTCTTCGTCTGGCACTCCGCCGCACGAAACGGCCCGATTCCACGCTTTTATGGCGTGAGATTGTGGCTGTAGCTGTAATCCGTAACCCGTACCCTATAGATGTAAAAATCCGGGTCCTCATAGATTTAAAGCTATGGGAACACCGGTCTCTAATGGAATACGCTGATGCTATGTCCCAAACAGTGTATGGGACGCCTATGGAACATTATAGGATGCATCAGTTAGCAGCTCTGATTCGAAAATACCCTCTGGGCGAACGTCTGACAGGTTATAGACCTGCAGTTACCGCTCGGAAAACGTTTGATGCGGCTGAACACCGCTGCAAACGGGTAAATCAGAGGCTCCGTGCCATTAAGAGCACGGGACGAGATCCTGATGGAGTGCTTATGCACCATCTCAAGGGGTTCATTCGGCACGTCATTGCTGACGAGCCTCCCTTGCGTGAGATCTATGAGAGCTGCGATGTTACGGGCGGCGCGGCTATTGGAAATCACGGAAATGCTACCAACGTTGCTCGAAAACTTTTGAGCGAACATTGGTCCGTGACCCATCGCGCCTTACCGCACGCTTTTAGGGCCGTGTGTGCTAATTTTCACATAGCTGAGCTCTTGCTCCTTACGGAGCGGGAGTTCATCTGTTTAGACGGCCTTGAGCTGTCTAAACGTGTCCGTGAAAAACAGCGAGTGGTGCACTACAACAAGATATGCTTCGTGCCGAAGACTGCTAAGACCGATAGGTCTATTGCAGTGGAGCCGTTTCTGAATTCCTTCCTTCAAAAGGGAGTCGATACTGTGATGCGTAGGAAACTACGTAAAATAGGACTCGATCTATCCAAGCAAGAACCTAATCAGGAGCTTGCTCGCCAGGGGTCTTTAGACCCCAAAGGCGGCGGAGATGAGAATCCGTACTGTACGATCGACTTGTCATCGGCGTCAGATACGATGGCAACCGAGCTCGTTCTTGATCTTTTACCTCCCTTGTGGGGTGATCTCTTGAGCGAGCTTCGTTGTCCTAGCTATATGATCGAAGATACGGTAATTCCTTACCATAAATTCGTGAGTATGGGAAATGGTTTTTGCTTCCCGTTACAGACGCTCATTTTTGCGTCTGTATGCCATGCGTGCGCTGTAATGTCAGACCGAGTTCCGGATTTCCGGGTCTACGGCGACGACATTATTGTCCGTCAGGATATCGCTCAGTCCGTAGTTCTTACACTACGCAAATTGGGTTTTATCCCGAATCCTCGTAAAACGTTCCTTGATGGTCCGTTTAGAGAATCCTGTGGCACTGACTGGTATGCCGGTGTGAATGTGAGACCGATCTACATTGACAAGCCCCTAGAAACCTGGGAGCGAATCTTTGCGTTGCATAACCAAAGTTTACGACGTGAGTCGTATGTCCAAGAGTTTTGGGCGCCCATCCGAGAACTTCTTTTTAAAGTCGTCCCTCGTGATGTGCGCGTTCTAAGCCCTGTGGACCCAAGGTCTGACTCCTGTGAAGGAGACATAGATTCTTGGAGTGGTTCTGATACTATCGACGGCGCCTTTTGGGTCGCCCTCGACGTATTTATGCACGGGAGGTATACGGGATGGAATTCCGATACTCAAAGCTGGAGGTATGCAGTAATGCAGTCTACAGCTGTATCGGATCCCTTATATCGACCGACGGGTACGCTGGATCATCTAGTGTACTTGATCGGGGCTCTTCGTGGAGGTGACTCCAAGAGCCCATTCACTCTGCGTTATCAAACGCGGAC